ACCAATATGTACCTACTGATGTCCATTGGTCTCAAGTTCCTGGAAGAGATGAAGTATGGAAAGAACAGACTATTGCAAACACATCAGAACAACAATTTAAGATTGAGTTTGAATGCGAGTTCTTAGGATCTGTTGATACTCTTATTGCTCCTAGTAAATTAAGGAGCATGATTTATCAGGAACCTGAAAAGAGAAGTGCCGGTTTAGATGTATATGTTGATCCACAGAAAGGTCATGATTATGTTATGACTGTAGATGTGGCACGAGGTGTAAATAAAGATTATTCTGCTTTTGTGGTAATTGATATTTCAGAATTCCCTCATTCTGTTGTAGCAAAATATAAGAATAACGAAATTAAACCAATGCTTTTTCCAAGTATTATTGAAGAGGTTGGAAAGAGTTATAATGAGGCATTTATAATGTGTGAGGTGAATGATATAGGTGATCAAGTAGCATCTATATTAAATTATGATATGGAATATAAAAATATTCTTATGTGCTCTATGAGAGGAAGAGCAGGACAAGTTGTTGGTCAAGGATTTTCTGGTAAGAAGACTCAACTTGGAGTCAAGATGTCTAAGACTGTTAAGAAAGTAGGAGCACTTAATTTAAAGACTCTTATTGAATCAGATAAGTTGTTGACATGTGATTATGATATTATGAGTGAATTAACTACATTCATTCAGAAGAGTAATTCATTTGAAGCAGAAGAAGGATGTCATGATGACCTTGCTATGTGTTTAGTCATCTATGCATGGTTAGTACAAACAGATTACTTTAAAGAACTTACAGACCAAGATGTAAGAAAGAGATTATATGAAGAACAAAAGAATGCGATAGAGCAAGATATGGCACCATTTGGTTTTATGGATGATGGATTGAATGATGAAGGAGAAGTAGATGGGGATGGGGATAGATGGTTCAAGGCAGATGAATATGGTGACAGATCATTTATGTGGGAATATTTGTCTTAGTGTTCATTTAATGTTCATGCATTTTTAGGGGTTCGTAAAATGCCCTTTTGATAAATAATTTTTAGGAAACTGACGACTCGGAGACATCAAACATGGCAACTCCTCAATTATCTCCTGGAGTACTGGTAAGGGAGGTTGACCTAACCGTAGGAAGAGCTGATAACATATTAGATAATATTGGAGGCATCGCTGGACCATTCCCAATTGGTCCTGTAGACGAAGCAACTGATATTACTACAGAACAAGAATTAATTAGTGTATTTGGTAAACCAAAGACTACTGATTCTCAAAATGAGTATTGGTTAAGTGCAGCATCTTATCTTTCATATGGTGGAATTCTAAAAGTCGTTAGGACTGCTGGCAGTACGCTACAAAATGCTAATGCTGCAGTTGGTATTGCTTCTACTACCATGACTGGTACTAGTAGAATTGACAACTATGATGATTATATCAATAATCATTCTGATGCCACAAACTTCAACTTTGCTGCTAAGAACCCTGGTTCTTGGGCAAACAGTATGAAGGTTTGTCTAATTGATGACTTTGCAGATCAAACAATTGGTATTACTACTAATAGTTTAGCACTTGCTGGTGCTACTATTGGATATGCTGTTACCGCAATTCTTTCTGGAGAAGTTATTCCAGGAACAGGTACAACAACAGCATTTGATGGATACTTAAAAGGAATTATTACTGGTGTTACAACTGATTCTACTGATAGTGCATCTACAATTGATGTTAGGATTGTAGAAAGAGTTTCTTCTGCAGGTGTTATAACCGCACAAGATTATCAAGAAGGTGCTGGATGGGCAGCATTTGATACTAGCGACTCTGTTCGTTTCTTGAATAATTCTGGTATTGTTACAGGACATTCTGCTTCTGCAGCATATACGCCAGCATCTGCGGTTGATTGGTACGATGAGCAACAATTAGGTCTTACTAATGCAGTTGTATTCTGGAAGGAGATTGCTCCTAAGCCAGTTACAAACCAATATGTACTTGATAGACAGGGCAAGAACGATGCTCTTAACGTATGTATTGTTGATGATATGGGAACCATTACTGGTATCCAAGGAAATATTCTTGAGAAGCACGTTAGTCTTTCCAAGGCAAAAGATACTATTTCTGCTGTAAATTCACCTCAGAAGATTTGGTACGAACAGTATCTTGCAGATTTCTCTGCAGAAGTATATGCAGGTGGTAATCCATCTAGTGCTGTTGACACTTATTGGGGTACTGCTCCAGAAGCAACTGGATTCTCAACAGATTGTACGAAGATAACTACTTCAGAAGGTCTTTGGGGTCAAGATGCACAAGGAATTACCTTCAGTGCATTGGGTAATGTCACTTACACTCTAACAGGTGGTATTGATTACTCTGCAACTAATGGATTCCAAGCAACTCTTGGCGATCTAATTACATCCTATGGAAAACTTTCCAATAAGGATGAGGTTGCAATGGATTATTTCATCATGGGTCCTGGACTTACTGATGCTAATGATTCTAAGGCAAAAGCAGGATATCTTCTTTCTCTAGCAAATAGCAGAAAAGATTCCGTCGCATGTATTGGACCTCATAAAGCACACCTAGTTGGTGTTACCAATACAACCACTCAGACTAATAACCTAGTCAACTACTTTAGTTCACTAATGTCCACCTCTTACGGTGTATTTGATAGTGGAATTAAGTATACTTACGATAGGTTTAATAACAAGTTTGTATACGTCCCAACTAATGCGGACGTAGCGGGTCTAATGTGCCGCACTAATATTGTTGCATATCCTTGGTTCTCACCAGCAGGACAGCAACGCGGTATTATTAATAATGCAGTTAAACTTGCATACAACCCAAATAAAGCACAAAGAGACAAGCTTTATCCACAGAGAGTTAACCCAATTGTTACACAACCTGGGTTAGGAACACTTCTCTTTGGTGATAAGACTGCTCTTGGTTATGCATCTGCTTTCGATAGGATTAACGTCCGTCGCTTGTTCCTCACTGTTGAGCAAGCATTACAGAAAGCTGCTGAGGCTCAACTCTTTGAACTCAACGATGAGTTAACAAGAGCGAACTTCCGCAACATTGTTGAACCATACCTTCGTGATGTTCAGGCTAAGAGAGGACTTTATGGATTCCTCGTTGTTTGTGACACTACAAACAATACACCTGATGTTATTGATAATAATGAATTCCGCGCAGACATCTTCCTGAAGCCTGCCAAGTCGATTAACTACGTGACTCTCACCTTCGTTGCTACCCGTACTGGTGTTAGCTTCGATGAAGTGGCTGGTAGAGTTTAACTTTATTATCTAAATAACAACAGGAGGATCCTAAAAAATGGCTACTAGACCAATTAAGTCCATCTCAGATTTTAAAGGGCAACTCGTCGGTGGCGGCGCAAGACCCAATCTATTTGAGGTACAACTCGCAAATATCCCTGGAGTCACTGATTGGCAAGGGGATACTGCTACATCATTTACATACTTATGTAAGGCAGGACAATTACCCGCCTCTACAATAGCAAATGTTGATGTACCGTTCAGGGGTCGTATTTTTAAAGTTGCTGGAGACAGAACTATTGAAAACTGGAGTATCACCGTTATTAACGATGAAGACTTCAAGATTAGAAATGCTTTCGAAGAGTGGATGCAACTTATTGCTAAGTTAGATAATAACTTGGGTGCTACTAATCCTTCATCTTATATGGTAGACGCTGATGTTTATCAATTAGGTAGAGGTGGAAAAGCAGGTGCAGCAAGTAATAGCAGTGCTGGAGAAGCAAGTGCTGTTCTTAAGCAATATAAGATGCAAGGTATTTTCCCAATTTCACTTGGTGCAATAGATCTTTCATATGATACTGGCGATACAATTGAGGAATTCCCTGTAGAATTCGCCGTTCAATCCTTCCAACCAGTTGGGCAAGTAGGATCAAGAACAGCATAGTATGGTATAATTAGACTAACTAAATATAAGAAAGTCTAAAAGTACCCGGCGATAAATTATGACTAAGTTATTTGGGTTCTCGATAGAGGACACTGAACCACTATCTCCTAGCGCGGTCTCACCCGTACCTCCTAATGATGAGGATGGTGCTGATCACTATATGAGTAGTGGTTTTTTTGGTTCTTATGTTGACTTAGAAGGTGTATATCGTACTGAATTTGAATTAATTAAAAGGTATCGTGAGATGGCACTCCACCCAGAGTGTGATAGTGCTATCGAAGATATTATAAATGAAGCGATTGTTTCAGATTCTAATGATAGTCCTGTAGAAATAGATTTAAACCATTTAAATGCCAGTGATGGTATTAAAAAGAAAATTAGAGAAGAATTTAAATATGTAAAAGATTTATTGGATTTTGATAAAAAAGCACATGAGATTTATAGGAATTGGTATGTAGATGGTAGATTATATTATTT